GTTCCACCTGTTGATCCGTTAAGCAGATAAGATGCACTTCCTGAAATGCCTGCGGAATTCAGAAGAGGAATACTGTGACTGTGAGATGGAATCTCTGAACCAGACAACAGATGAGTTTCTTCGCCACCCAAATCTCCGAGAGTTCTTTTAGTCAATCCACGACCTGTTCCTGCACCCAAAGCCATACGACCACGAAGATCAGGAATAAAGAACTTATCTGAGGTATATCCTGCGGCTTCGCCAGCAATCAGCGACTTCAAGGTGATTTCAGTTCCAACTCCTAGAGAATTGAATGAAGTGCTGCCTGTGATTGACGCAAGGAACTTGAATGTTACATTGTTAGTGGTTCCTGTTGCTGAGTACGCCTGTACCACAGACTGATTGGAACCCCAAACCATTTTGAAAACATCGTTGGCTTCAATATAGTGATTCTTGGTTGATCCCGGCCCTTCTGACGGCGGATCATCTATAGCGGTATCAAATTGCACAAACGCAGTTAGACCTGTGGTTGCAGTTCGTGTAATGGCATTAACGCCATACTTTTCGCCAATAATTGTATACAGATCATTGTACGGAGGATTTGTAGATGCTTTAGGTAGTGCATCACCCACACACAACAACCAGCCAGCAGGAAGTTTAGAACCGCCGCCAACATAAGGAACAATACTGCCAACCGGAGTGAATAGAGTCACAAACGGAGCAGAAGCCAATGGCAGAGAGTTTATAACAACACCATGATATCCTGAAGTAGGAATCAACAAAGGCTTTATGATGCTTGAGATTGCAGTATCGTATCCTCCAGTAATACCACCTGTTATAGAGGCAGACAGATAGTAAGTGTTACCTGTTAGAAGTGGAAATTGTGTTGAGGATGAAGTTGCACCTGTAGGGAAAGTAATTTCTCCCTGATACACAATAGTAACATCATTTCCGTTTATTGATTCTACAATTCCAAGAACAGTAGATCTGGTACTGTTGGTTGCCACCGCAGGAACCAAATTTCCACTAGAATCAAGGTAAACAGGAGTTCCTGGTTGTAAATTGTGACCTGCTTGGGTATAGGTATCTTTAAGACCTACCTCACTTGGGGTGGGTTGAATATAGACACTACCAAAACGGTTAGAGCGAAAATTTGCCATTAGATCATCCTTTGGGTGCTTACTACATGCTATTTAGCACAGAAGAGTAGTGGCAAAATAAAAAAGCGACCCCGAAGGATCGCTTCTTTACATCTTTATAAGATTTGAAAGTTACGCCATTATCGGCTCACTCTGATTCACGATGCCTTCTGTTGCAAATTTAAGATTTGCTTCCAAACGCTCCTTCTGATCGGGTGGGAACTTATTTTCCTGTAGAAGACGCATTGAAGCGGCTCTAGCCTCTCTATAGTTCTCTGTCCAATAGGAAGCGATAGAGTATTCATCCAAAATCATCCAATCGTACACAGGTTGTGCCACGAACAAGGCTCCTTCAGGATACTTGATCTTTGCGGCTTGCTTGGCAAAGCGATAAGCCTGGTCAAAACGACCTGATAGACGGCAAACTCGGGCAGCAGCCCAAAGACTCTCGGCACGCCACGGAGCGGCTTGGAATGCTTGGAAATACGAAGCAACGATATCATCAATTGAGTGCTTCAAGATTTCACGAATTCTACCAACTTGGAACAGACTGTAGAACACTTCCTCGTTCCAACCACCAAGAGATGCTCTCTTGAGATAAGCATCAAGAGACTTTTCCCATTGCTGCGAGTCACGATACGACTGAGCAAGATAGAAGTGGTAACGATTGAAATCCTTAGGATCAACCTCACCCTTCAGGGCTTCTTCAAAAGCCTTGGCATCATCAGCATACTTTGTTGGATTCTGCGAACGAGCACCATCCTGAATAGGGGTGTTTGTAAAACCCTTGGCAAAGTCACGAGTCTTGATCTCGTCATGGCAATCCACATATTCGTGAAGAACGCCACGATAGTAGTAGCGCAACTTGTTGCTAGTCAACTGAGGACGGTGATAACGAGTGTTGCCGTAGAAAGCAAACACATTGTAAAGATCAGCAGTCAGAGAATCCTTAAACTTATCAGGATCAAAACCAGGATCAAATACAAGAACTTCATCCGAGTCAATCATCAAGCAATAGTCAATATCCTTGTTGGCGTAAGCAAGTTCAAGAGCCTCGCTACGATTGTGTCCAAAGTTCTTCCAAGGACGCTCGTGAAGTTCACCAGGAATTCCTACATTATCAAAAAACTTCTTGATCTTGTCTTGAGTTCCATCGGTTGAACCAGTATCAACAATCACCCAGTAGTCAATAACAGGAAGAATAGAAGCCAAGCAACGCTCAATCACCTTGGATTCATTCTTCACAATCATGCACAGACTGATTTTTTTCTTTGCAACAGTACCAGTGTTTGCCATTTTATTCTCCATAATTATGTGCTTTTAAAGCACCCGTATTTAGTCAACGGTTTCTGAATTTTTCTTGTTTATTGTACAAATCGTCATCAGATTCATCACGCCCAAATCTTTCCATTAACTCATTGGAATTTACGCGCTTACGATTTTTCTTATTTTCTGACTTGCGATTTCTACGAGAAATTCTATCTTCCCAACCACCGTAATCATCATTACTCTTGCCCATTTCATGCCTCCATAGGAATTCTAATAGGTCTGCTAAGAAGACCTGGGTAAGCCTTCTCTGCTAGTTCTTTAGATACGCTTGGAATGTTTCTTTTAATAATACCTTCCAAGACCTTGGCTTCTTTGTCTCCAAGAGCCTCAAGCATTTGAATTAGAAGAATACCTTTTCTATCTAAATCAATACGAGATTCTTTAAGAAACATGTAGAATCGTTTGTGTTCCGAATACAACGAAGTTAGAGACAAGCCTTCGGGCGACATGTCTGGTGTATACGGAGGAATCTTATCTGTAAAAAAGTTTAGATTAGGAGCATAAGCCCAATGAAGAACATCTTCCATTGCAGGCGAATAGTTCTTACGCAGCAAATTGATTTTTTGATCTTCAGTTTCTGCTTGATTTACCAAATCCAAAATTTCACTGATGTTCAGTCTCATTGTATGCTCCTGTTCATTTCAACAATAGTATTTAGCATGCTTTTATTTGTACACAATCAAAATGATAGTTTCATCATTTGTTCGTCCTGTTGCTTCCTTTTCATCCGTTTTTAGAGCATCAAAGGCATTCTTAAACGCACGAATACCAACATCACCCTTCACAGACGACAGGAACTCTTTAGGCTTACGAACCTTCTTAGTCTTGCAAGTTTTCGGATCAACTCCCTTGATTGTAGTTCCGTCTACATCAAGACCATCAACCGTTTCTGCTTCAAGGATACTTACATCACGAGACTTTGTATTAAACAAAATCACCTTTGAAGCACCAATAATCCGTGATGGATGAATGGAAACAATACCAAGTTCAGTATCTTCCTTACGCCACTTCATCTTCTTTACACGGTCAATAGGAGACTTCCTACGCTTTACACGACGGATGGTGGGTGCAGCCTTCTTTACTTCACGGAATGCAGCCACGACGCTTGTAAGCCATTCCTGATACCGTCTAAGAATAGGCTTCTTAAAGAATGAGTATCCTTCCTTCAACTGTTCGTCTGCCTTACCACTAATGATAAGATTGATATCGCCCATCTGTCGTTCAAACCAATCCGCAATGATGACGGATTGCATAGGCTTAACCTTGTGAGCATCAATAAAGTCTTGAGGCTTCCAATCAATTTTCTCGCCTGTAAGAATCTTGTCTACAAGCAGTTCAAGTTCTTCAATAAGTTCGCGCACTTGCTCACGCACATGATCGCGCACACTCGGTCTACCAGAGGCAACGGCTTCTTGACGAACCTGCTTGCCCTTAGAGATCAGATATGTGATGCACTTTTTCAAATCGCTGATCTGCTTGTCTATAAGAGGCGCACCCAAGGTGAGCATGCGAGCGATTGGCCCAATACTCATACCTAAGCGCAAACCATCCACCTCATCAGGATAGATGCTTACATCCGACAACTTTTTTACAAATGCAATATTAGCGGCGGAATATTTATTTTTATTCATCCACTCTACCACCCACTTTTTATAATCGTTTTCGTCAGCCATATTGTGATACCATTGAATGGCTCTACAATACTGTGTGGCTACACGAAGATCGGTAGGGTCTTTTGGCAGGTGATCCCAAGGTGGCTCGTCGCCCCAATACTGTTGTTCAATTTTGTTGCTCATGGCTATACGATAGTAACATGGATTTTTTCTCTGTCAACCCTTGACAAAACTTTTTGGTGTAGTATATTGTTGGCATGAAGCATTACTTGGCGGCGCGTTGCTGCCTACTATTTTGAGATTTGAGTTTTTAAAATGACCGAGACAGTTTTGACACCTGGCACTAAGGTTTGGATTAGTTCGTGGGAGCGTGTAGGTATGGTTGTTCGTGTTGAGCGTGACCCGCGTAATGGGCCACAGTATCTCGTATCTATCCACGATCCTGAGAACATTGAGGATACGCATCCATATATTCATAGGTGGATCAAGAATAATGATCTTGAACCCACTATGGGCAGTCAACGCAAGATTAAGTAAGGAGGATTATATGGGTAGAAATTCAAGTGCGGGGCATCCTGATCCTGACAACTACGATGATGATGAGCATCACGACTTTGAAGTTTATTATGGAGATATTGATCCTTCTGATGAGGATGAGATGGAAGAAACCTCAACAGATGACGATATTCCAAATCCTGAAGATTTTCAGGATGAGATTGCTGAAGATGAAGACCCCAATTTTTATTGGGATTCCGAAGACGACGGTTCAGTTCCTGATAGGAACGACGACTAAATCACGGGTGTGATTCTTACCACATCAGCCTTGCTTCGGCAAGGCTTTTGTGTTATAGTGGAGACAACATGATACGCAATATCGGATACGCCTGTGTAAATCTAACGATGAACCAAGGCTTGAAAAAGAAAGATCAGATTACCACAAGTAGAACCTTGCGGATGTCCAACTTTAGTTTGGATCGTGTGGGTGAACTAGCACTTCAAAATAGTAAAGATCTAGTTAAGATCATGGAGTGGAACCGTGATAACGGAATTAAAATGTTCCGTGTCAGCAGTGAAATTTTTCCATTTATGGATCATCCTGATTTGGGTTACTCTTTGGATGACCTGTCACGAGAGCACCATCAGGACATTGTGTCTGAGTTGGTTGAAGCAGGCTCTATTGCTCGTGAGGCAGGCATTCGTTTATCATGTCATCCGGGCCCATACACCTGTTTGGCAAGCCCCAACATTGATATTGTCAGAAAGTCTATTGCTTCGCTTGAGATGCACTCTCTGATTGGTGATCTATTGGGATGCTTTGACGAGTTTGCTATTAACATCCATGTGGGCGGTGTGTATGAAGGTAAGCATGAAACCGCAGGAAGATTTCTTGCAAACTTTTCTAAACTGCCTGATCGCATTAAAAAGCGATTGACCTTAGAAAATGATGATAAGGCTTCCATGTGGAGCATGACTGATCTGTTTAAACGGGTTGCAAAGTATTGCACCGTGAAACTAGTATTGGATATTCATCATCATCGGTTCTGTCATCACGAGTCTTTGCAAGAAGCCGCTGACATGGCATTCTCCACATGGCAGGGCTTTTGCGAAGTTCCCAAGGTGCATTACTCGGAATCAGCACCAAACAAAAAGCCACAAGCACATTCGGATTTTATTAAAGAACGCATCCCTAATCTAGGGGATACCGTATACGATGTAATGATTGAAGCCAAGGCGAAAGACCTTGCGCTCATAGAATACCGAAACTTTAGTTTGACAGCCGTATAAATAAAGGATACAATATGCCACTATACGACTATAAATGCACTGCATGCGATCACACTTGGGATGATATGCAAACTATTGCTAATCGTAACAAGCCAACAAAGAAGCCTTGTCCAAAGTGTGGTAAAAAGAAAGTAATCAAGTTGGATGCCTCAGTTCAGGTTATTGATCCTGTTCGTTTAGGAATTACTCGTCCTGATAATGGATTTAAAGAAGTAATCTCTAAGGTGAAGAAAGCCCATCCACGACACACCATGAGAGACTATTGAAAATGGAATTGAAATTAAAGTCAACTGAAATTGATGGGATGGGAAGATTCTATCAGTCCGCTAAAACAGGCAATTGGTATCCGTCAGTCACAACCGTAACAGGTTGGGCAAAGCGAGACTTTTGGGCTAAGTGGCGAGAGAATCCTGAAAATAAAAAGAGCAGCGATGAGGCTATGCGTCGTGGAACAGCAATGCACACGATGATTGAAAATTATCTCAACAAGGAAACTTACAGAACTACCTGCGAGAAGACTCAAACTCTTTTCAATCAGATGATTCCTAGCCTTGATAAAATTAATAAGGTTGTGGCTCAAGAAACACAGTTGTGTTCTGATAGTCTGCGTATGGCAGGCAGATTTGATTGCATCGGAGAATATGAAGGCGTTCTCTCGGTTATAGATTTCAAGTCTGCAAAGTCTCGTCGCAAAGAAGACTGGATTCAAAATTACTTTGAACAAACCGCTGCATACTCGTATATGTGGTTGGAGAATATGGGTGTACGAGTCCCACAGGTGGTTATTCTTATATCAGCAGAGGATGGAAGCACTCAGGTATTTAAAAAGAATCCTGATGATTATAAAATCAAGTTGGGCGAATCCATAAAGAACTATTGGGCTAGCAACAATTTTCAAGACCTACAGAGGAAAATCAATGAAATGGTTAACCAGACTGTTTAAGAGAGACGAACACGCAGAGATCAACAAGATTAAAGACTCCATACTTGATAAGTTGGGAGAAGGCAAGCATATCATTCATATCATGCTTAAGGATCGTGAAGTAACTCTGTTGTTTAGTGAAGAAGAATTTAACAATGCAATTATACGAGGCGAACAATTGAATGTGGTTCCTCGTGAAGAAGAGATAGAGGAATCGGATTAAATGGGTTCTATAATAAATCTACAAGCCGATTTTTGTCGGCAGATAGAAGAAATGTACAAGAGTCGTAAAGATACAACTTACATTGAAGTGATTGTTGATCTTTGCGAAAAGCATGGAATTGAACCTGAAGCAGTTGCTAAACTTCTTACCAAGCCAATTAAAGAGCGGCTAAAGGTGGAAGGACAGAAAGCCAACATGCTTAAGAAGACTTCTAAATTATTTTGAATGAAACCGTTTGAAGCATATCAAACCTTCATAACTCTCAAAGCACACTTTAAAAATAGCGGATTTGATTATCATAGGTTCGGTAAGGTTAAGGTTGCACCTGAGACCTTTGAACGACGCAAAGATCGCTATTACTTTGAGAAGTTAGCCAAGCGATATTCCCGAGAAGAAATCGTAGAGTTTTTCTTGTCGCAAATTCTAGCCAATAAAAGTTGGGTTGGTGATATGCTTGGTGAAGATGCTGAAGAAGCACATCTGTGTAGGCTAAAGCGAGTTCAGTCTTTGCAGTATCATATAAAGGGTGAAATAAACAAATTGTGGGAGACCTGCAAAGATGATCCCGAATGTTTTAACAAACTGTTCCATCAGGAAGACGGAACACATCCACGAATTTTTAGATCAGTAATGGAGAAGCGCATTTCTCCTGAAACTTTTTTGGTATTGGATCATCTGTTACACTTTACAAAACGATGGAACATGGATGGTGATCCAATTTGGGAAGAAGTAGGTATTCCTCTTCTTCGTTATGCGCCCTTTCTTCACCTAGATACTAGGCGTGATGAACTGAAGAGAATTATCTCGGAAATCATCACAAACAAGTTGCATACAAAGAATACTTAGTATACAATACACACTCACTCATACTTTTAATACCTCGTAATACGAAAGGATACTACAATGGCTGGATTTTCAGACCTAAAGAAGATGAGCAAGAACTCCGTCTCGGCTCTCGCCAAGGAATTGGAAAAGACGACGGAAAGTAAGTCATATAAGGACGACCGCTTTTGGAGCACCGAGCGTGGTAAGGACGGCAATGGTTTTGCTATCATTCGCTTCCTGCCTGCTTGTGCTGGCGAAGAAGTTCCTTGGGTTCGCGTGTTTAATCACGGGTTCCAAGGTAAGGGTGGATGGTTCATTGAGAACTGCCCTACTACCGTAGGCAAGAAGTGCCCTGTCTGCGAAGCAAACAACGAACTGTGGAACAGCGGAGTTGAATCGGATAAAGATATCGC